CGGTGCGATGGAATCGACACTGACCTATATCATTCCGACTATTCAGCGAATCGAGGCGGCATTGTCTCCGACACCAATGCCACCGCACTTTCCGCCCGCGCCCGGCCCTACCGGACACCCCTAATTAAAAACCCCGCTCACCGGGGGGGTTGGCAAGCGGGGTCAGTACAACTGTCGAAGAGGCGCTTTTCTTAACTCTTAATTCCTACCCCACATTGGCACGGTGGACAATGCCATCTGACTGCCCTGTGGATTACGGATGCTGTAGCCAGCAAGGCTGCGAGTGTGAATTCTGGTTTGATGCCCCCCAGAATTTGGATCGTACACAACCGCATTGCCATTAGCATCGAGGCTCTCGATATACATCACATGATGATTCCTCACGGCGACCATGCCGGGACCGGCAGCAGCGTGAGGGAAGTGAAAGTAGGACGACGCGGGGAAATACTTTCTGACCGGATGGCCCCAGATCCTGACTGAAACGCCACATCCACAAAACGCGGTACGCGGGCAACCGGAGGGGTGGCTTACCACCCTCTCATTTTCTTCGCCGTAAGATACTTGGCTGTAATGCCGGTGTCTTGCTTCTGCGGTACCGGTTAACAAGAGGACAGCTATACTTGCTGCCGCGATCCTAAGTGTGGTCGTCATGACTTTCCTTTCGTTGAATTATCACGGCGTCACGCCCTGACGAGCGGTACGTATTGCTATCCTCCTTTGTTGTTACGAAGATTCCATTTTATTCCAGCAAAACCAGACGGTTGCCACCCTATATACCACACTACTGACTTACCGCTGTAACTTACAAACCACAGTGGAATCCATAAACGTATCCAGCACCACTGGAAGCCTGTTTCCGGCGGGGATAGGTCGTCTCTCTGAATGGTTAATACAGGCGCTTTGCCCGTAACCTTGTAATTTCGGTCCTGTACGCCAATGACGTAGGCCCTGAAATTCTGCATCGGGTTACGGACGAAATTCCAGATCAGCCAGCGTTGCCAATAAGGCCAATCGGAGTGAAACCAGTTGGCCTGATCGACAGTCTGCTCATCATCATTCATCCACCACCACCAAACGATGCCGGTGATCTTCTTCCACAGTGGCTTCTTCACCCTGTCGGTGAAGGTATGGCTTTCGATCATCGTTTTACCCAGCCGTGGTTGAACGTCTTCTTCCAGCCACTCCCCTTGCTGCCGGGGATCAAATTCCGCTTGTGAATCTTAAGCCGCCTACTCCGCTTGCGATTTGTAACGGACTTAATCCTAACGTCTCCAGCACTTTTGACCTTATGGCACTCTGAGCAAAGCAATCGGATGTTTGATTCTCTATTTGCGCCGCCGTTAATGAGGGCGACGATATGGTCGTATTGGGGGAGTAGTTTTCCCACAATGAGTAAGTTGCAATGACCGCACCGCTGGTCATATCGGTCAAAGATTCGCAGCTTAACTCTTGGCGGGATAGGTGTGTCATCTGATTTCCCGTGCCACTCGGCAACTTTTCTTGGCATTTAGCTCCACCAAGGCCATATTCCGCCTAGCTCGCAAAGAAGCGTCCAACCAACTAGGCCCCAGAAAATTGTGAAACACGTTTTCTCGATTAGGTCAGTCATTCAAGGGCCATCTACGATGCAAAGCGTGATTGTTATAGCGAACAGCGGCGGGCAGAAAACTATCAGAGCCACATCGATCACGTTTTCCATTTAAGAGCCAACAATAGGCTTCAGCACGACTTCCTCAAAGAACAGGTCTATGCGCTCGCCTTCAGACATATCGCGCAATCGCTCCTTGTTCTCGCCAAGCCATTTGGCATATTCGGTCATGCAGACGGCGACGGATTGCTCAATGCTCATGGTTGCTCACTGTGCGGCGGTTGCGTATAACGCACTTTGCGGTTTGCGTATAATCGTCACTGTTGGCGCAGCAACGAATAACCCACCAAATTTCTCCGCAATGGCATCGCCAGCCGCAGGAATTATCGTCACTAATAAAAGTAACTTTCTTCCAGTGGACCAGATAACACCAAATCCTGCGGACGCTCATTTACCACCCCTTACTGCTCTGGCCCTGAACTATACCAAAGACGATTGCATTTTGAGCATTGTAAGCCCGATGCTGACGAACTCTGGAATAGAGATATCGACCGCCAATGGAATAGAAAGCACCATAATGTCTTCATAGCCTAGCCTCCGCTCTGTGGTTCGCTTCTTCGTTCATACACTCCGAATGTCTCATCTTGATGGAATCCAGATAGACCCTCGCCTTGTTGGCCGCCTTGCGAGCCTCAACCGCCTCATACACATCATTGTAGCCATCGGCCTTGGCCAGCAGCTCTGACTTATTGATCGCCATGCCGGGATTATCCTCAATCAGCTTGAGCTGCCGTTGGGATCTCTTAACCGTGATGGTATCCTCAAGCATGCTGGCTGCTGCAACCTTATCGGCCCAGTCATCACCGGCTACTTTATAGATCTCCGATAGCGGCCTGTTCTCACCGGTCATAGGGGACTTCATCGCCATCCATGTCACTCGATACGCTCTTCTGCCATTTCTTGAAGTCACGCCACGCCAGAGCCGATGCCTTAAGGGCATGCAGGATACCAGCCCTGTCTCCTACCGGTAACTGCTGGCATTTGATGATTGCCAACGTGGCGATGCTTTCATCCTTGTCGTCGCTGCCCATATTGCCGGGAGGATTGTAGCGCGGCGCTGCTTGTTGCGGTGGAGGTGCTGATGCCCCACCAATCGCTGGTGTCAGGCTTTCGATAACACGGTACTTAAGCGTATCGGTGCTACCCGGCGGGGTGAATGTTTCATCCGTGAATGTTATTTCGTAAGTCGATTCCATCTTCATCATCGCCATCAGAACCGGACTGATCTGGTAAACCACTCCATCCTTATCCTTGACCCGGCCACGTTTCTTGCCCGGCTTAGGGTTTTCCATTCCCCCGACCGTGATATTAGTTGTTGGCATTACACTTTCCTCTCTGTTTCAATCCTGATCCCTGCCGGATATTTGCCAAAGACCTTCTTGTAGGCTCTGGCGGCTTTGATGATGGCCTCGTCGATGATCTCATTGCCTATGCCGATGTCAGCGATGGCAGCAACATAATCGACGACTACCATCGTTTCTTTCGTCTTGAGCGAGATGGACCGATTAAAACCTCCACCAATGCGGACCTTGGTTTCTCTTTCCGCAAGCGCCGCTTGGCGATCTGCTTTTTGATATTCCGCAAATCTTGCGTCAGCGTCAGCAGTTGCCGTTGCAATGTCCACACCCAATTCTCCGCAAACCGCGTTTTCGATTTGTGACTTCTCACGAGCCTCAGCATCTCGCGCAAGTCTTTCTGCCTCTTCAGCAACTCGCCTTGCTTGCTCTGCAACCTCAAATCTACGCCGTTCCTCTTCCGCAAGATAAGAGCCCATTCGTGACCTGAGTACCCCGAGCACTTTGTCGAGTAATTCACGCGGGCCTCGGTAATGGTCGTTGATCGTTTTGACTTTCTCATTCAACGGCCTCACTTGGTTTGATCGTTCATCCTCTAAATCTCGACCACATAAAACACCTCTATCAATAAAAACTTTTGCGGCTCTTGCGTCTGCTTCAGTTGTGATTACTGGATGCTCAGCCATCCATGCCGAAATATCAGCCGTTGTCTCTGAGGCCGTCGCCGTCATATCAGGCGGGTTGTTGTCGCCAATTTTACTTTCTCTGGCGTAATCAGCCGTCGCTTCTGGACTATCGAGATAGTCCCCGGTGTTGAATTTAGATGTTTTAACCATTTCTTTTCCTTACACCGGTTTATCTGCCTGCTTTGCTTTGTTTGGCTATACCAAGCTGAGCCCTGCTGAGCTGAGCCTGCTTTGCTGTGTTATGCTGGACACCGCTTTGTATTGCTACGCTTTGCCTGCTTTGCTGTGCTGTGCTGGACACCGCTCGGCACCGCACCACTACGCTTCGCAAGGCTTTGCCTGCTTTGGTAAGTATTGCTATGCTAATCTGCACAACGCGAGGCTGAGCTTAGCTGAGCCAGCTATGCCACTTCACCCGATTCCTTACCTCCTTTCTCCTTCATGTGTCTCCGTCTAACCTTTGCGGCCTCACGCCACACCGGTTTCAACTGTCTTAATTTTTCGTATCTGATTTCCATTCGCTCCAGCTCTTTCAGAGCGTCTGCCAGCATAATGTCATGTAGGGCCGGGCTACGGAGAACATCATCAACGTCACGGTAGCCACCACCGGGTTTAGTCCGGTCAATAGACAAGGACACCAGCTTTCTTGTCCCGTCGCCATAGACAATATGGAGGGCCATAATCCTGCGAGCGCCCCACAGCCAATGCTCATAGGCTGATTTCTTTTCATCCCACCCGCAAAACTCTGGCGCTTTATACAAGTCTGATTTTGGGTGGGCTCTTGCCCAAGCAACAACGTCTTCAGCGGTAAGGAGGTCATTGTCTCCCTTGATAATAAGCAGTTCATCTTGGATGCTCATGCTTTAGCCTTTCATATCAACCTTGAATGTTCCTTTACCAGTTCCGCCACTCATTTTTGATAGCGGACGACCGGCACCAATCCCAACTTGCCATCCAGCTCTAGCAAGAAGGTTAACGATATCCTGAGCCTTAAATACATCATCATCCCATTCGATATCGAATGTTGATTCCCACTTTTCAAAAACAGCCCTTGAGGCAAGATCGGTTGATGCAATGCCAACCTTAACTCGCTCAATATGCATCCTTGGTGTGCCCTTGATACGAACAAGCGGTTCAAGATTTTCAGCATCCAAGCCCTGAGAAACAACAAAGATACACATCTTTGCTCGTATCATATCCATCTCAGTCAGGCGGCAAGCATCAATCATCGCATTGCGGAGCGCCGTTGCTGGTATTCCATGCCATCCTTCTTGGGATATATGCATTGATGCCTTGAAGATTTTCTCAAAATCCTTCGGGGCTTTAGCCTTTCTTGTCCGCTTGGCGGCTGACCCCTCTTTTTGAGTCGCCAGCATTTTATCCCGGTTTTCTGAACTAAACCTATTTTGAATATATGGTGCGGTGCCGGTGATTCTTACCGATGCCCGCGCCATCTTGGGCGGCGTTATAACAACCTTGGTGGCCTCTTTCATTTTATCCATCATCTTAAGCATTGATAAATCTCTCCAATGTTTGTTTTTCTATCTTTCTTCCTCTCTCGAAGAGACGAGAGGAAGAAAGATAGGCCGCCAGTTGATTTCATCCAGAAGATGGGGTAGCACAGTTTGTGAGAGGTCGCAAATGAATTTGAACGTGTATCTGGTAAAGCATAAACTGACCACCGAGGCTTTCGCCAAGCGAATGGGCGTTTCCTTCAGCGCGGCCAGCAAATGGCGAGCCAAAAACAGGTTGCCACGGCCCGCTATGATGGCCAAGATACAGAAAATCACTAAAGGGCGCGTTAAGCCCGTAGACTGGTATTAAATCATGACAGGCGGCAGAACTGATCCTTGGCCTCAGGCCAAGAAAGACCTGCTTATCGAACTGTGGCCAAACCATTCAGGACTAGAGATCGCAACCATTATGGGGACCACCCGTGGTGCGATCCTAGGCATGGTGAACAGGATGGACCTACCCAAAAAGACCCTCGGCTTCCGTCAGGGACGACCGAGGAAACCAAAGCCTGAGCGAGCCCTTAAAGTCGTTCCACCCGAGCCAGAACCGATCCGTGGGCCTATCCCGCTGCTGGAGGCTGGCCTCCATGATTGCCGCGCCATTATCGGCTCTACCGATGGCCCCAATGGCTTGGCGACGGTCTGTGGCAAGCGAATTGTCGAAGGAAGTGCGTTTTCGTTTTGTGTTGAACACACAAAGCTATACGTCCAACGATCAACAAGGGGATAACTATGTCGGGGGTCACAGAGCTTCTAAGAAACGCCCAAACAATCCGCCAAAGGCTGCGCTACCCACCCAACGCTATAAGAGACAGGGGAATCAACCTACACCCTAAAAGAATACCTCCAAAGGCTGACATCAATGCAGCCATCGAGAACTGGCTGGCCCGCCATAGGCCCATACTCAGCGCCAAAGTGACGATTATGAGTGTTCCGCCGGAGGATTTTGAGCCTCCGATGCATCAGGTGAAATATACCGCTATACGAAAGGTTGTTTGCCAATACTTCCATTTAAGACTTGACGAATTCCTCTGTAAATCCCGCAAGAAACGCTTTTGTTTCCCTCGCCATATTGCCTTCTACCTCGGTCGCCTTCACTCCAAAGCCTCCATGCCTGAAATAGCCCACATGTCAGGGGTCATGGATCACACGACGGTCCTGCATGGCTTCCTCAAGATCAAGGCTATGGTGGATGCCGGTGAGCTGGCAGATGCCATCAAGATGATAGAATACGAGATATTTGAAGGTAAAAATGCCCCCAAGAGAGATCTCGATAGACCTGCCTTGGCCACCGAGCCAGAACTCGATCTGGCGCAAGAACTTCCGGGCCAAGAAGGGGGTGTATCTCAATCCGAAGTATGGAGCATGGCTCACCGAAGCTGGGTGGATCGTGAAGAGGGCGAAGTTGCCACCTATTGACGGTGAGTTTGACGCCACCATCATTCTAAATCCACCAGACAAGAGAAGGTCAGATATTGATAATAGAATCAAGGTGTTACTTGACTTAGCTCAAAAATATGGGCTGGTTAAGAATGATTATTTATGCAGAAAGCTAACGATTTCCTATGGAAGCTCTGAGGACGCCCCGCTTGGGGCCAAGCTTATCTTGAAACCACATGAATGATCTTCGCCAAGATATTGAAAATCTTTCAATCCCTGAACCAAATAGTGGCTGCTGGTTGTGGCTTGGAATGGTTTATACCACTGGATATGGTGGTGTGGTTC